CGATTTTCGTGTAATTGACGAAGGCACGACAAGCTTGAATGAGATTCCGTTCAGCGTTGCCTATTCCAACCGCGTTGGCGTTCTAGAATCATTCCCACCGTTGGCTGATATTGCCGAGTTGAATTTGCAGCACTATCAGGTGCAATCAGATCTCGGAAATCAGCTGCACATCAGTGCAGTGCCGATGCTTGCATTGTTTGGGTTCCCTGCAGCAGCAGAAGAAATCAGTGCAGGACCAGGCGAAGCTTTAGCACTGCCTGAAGGAGCATCCGCAAGCTATATCGAACCCGGTGGCAATAGCTACGACGCGCAGTTCCGCAGGCTCGATCAGATCGTCTCGCAGATGAATGATCTTGGCCTTGCTGCTGTGATGGGCGCAAAGCTTGCAGCCGAGACAGCCGAGTCAAAGAGGATAGACCGCAGCCAAGGAGATAGCACCATGATGGTGGTGGCCCAGCAGATGCAGGACATGATTGACAATTGCCTGAGGTTCCACGCTGATTATTTGCAGGAGCCGCAGGCAGGCAGCAGCCTAGTCAATCGTGACTTTATGGGCGCAAGACTTGAGCCACAAGAGATTCAAGCATTGCTGCAGCTTTACACCGCTGGCACGGTGACACAGGAAACATTGTTACTGCAGCTTGAAGCAGGGGAAGTCTTAGGGGATGACTTCGATGTTGAGGCCGAGCTAGAAGCAACACAGGCTGGCGGATTGATGGAAACACCACAGCCAGTTCCACAGCAGGAAGTCACAATGCCTGAAGGAGAACCGGAGGCAGGTAATGGATTGGCTGAATAACCTACGTAGGCCAAAAGCAGAAGAACCGCCAGGCAGGTCGTTTTTTTACACCCATGACAAGCTTATCAATCAATATTTTGCCGTCATACGGATGGAATGGTATCTGGATGGCAAAGTTTGCGCCGTGACAGAGAGTAGCATCACAATTCATGACAAGGACGTACAGGCTGAATTCACCTCGATTTTGAGTGAAGCTTTGCGACTTGGTGCCGATGTCTGTGTGGTATGCATCGAAGATCCAAAAGTTCTAGGCATTCATAAGCTATGAGCAAGCTCCAAGAGATGTATCGCAACGCTATCGATTTGAATCGGTATAGCAATGGTATATCTCGGCGGCTGATTCGCGCTTATAACGATGTCGTGCTTGATGCTGTAGACCAGCTGCGAGGGATTGATGAGCTTGCTTCACCTGTAAAAGCAGCAAGATTGCGAGCGATTCTGGCACAAGTAAAAGACTCTTTGAGTACCTGGTCAGCCACTAGTATCGACGAAATCACGCGAGANTTCCAAGGACTGGCTGTNTTGCAATCCGAATTTTCTGCAGAACAGTTACAAAAAGCGTTGCCTGCAGGCGCTGCAAGAACTGTNCGTACAGTCGAGATCAGCCCTTCGCTAGCACAAGCGATAGTGACATCCCANCCCACAGTCGCTGGAGTTGTTGACCTTAGCGATAGTTTTTTCCAAGTAGCATCAGATCCGATCACATTTCAACTGACAGTGGGTCAGCAAGTCTCGCTGCCAAATGGTGAAGTGCTCAGGGAGGCATTCCAGAATCTGTCATCACGCCAGTCTGAATTGTTCAGTTTGTCTGTGCGGAATGGCATCCTTGAAGGCCAACCAATCGAGAGCATTGTTCGCAGCGCCAAAGGCAGGCTGAACCGTGAACAACGCGGATCTATCGACACGATTATTGCTGCTGGAGGACAAGCAACCAGCATCCCTAACAATCAAATCAGAGCGATTGTTCGCACGAGCGTTAATCAAGTTTCTGTGGCTGCCGACCGGATTGTTGCCGCTGACAATCCAGATCTGACAAAGAAATATCGGTACACAGCGACACTGGACACGAAAACATCGGCGATATGTCGAGCTTTAGACGGAGAAGTATTCGTACATGGGAAAGGACCCTACCCCCCACAACATTACAACTGCCGCTCGCGGTATGTAAACATTCCGTCTGGACTTGAGAAAGAATTCAAGAATATCCGCGATGAATATGGCGAATGGCTCAATGACCAGAATGAAGCAACAAAAAAAGACGTGCTCGGCTCTGGTCGTCTTGCGATGTGGGATGGGTTGGTTAAGAAATACGGCGCCAATGACGCCATCAAAAAATTCGTAAAGAAAGATGGGTCTGAGCTAACCTTGGAACAGCTCAGATCCCGGTACTTCAGTGGTCAAGCTTCATAGCAAATTCCAATTGACGGTGGCGAACGAGGAAGCGCCCCCAGCATCATGCCCTCCGAAACGCCCTGCGCCCAAGAAGGCAAGCACCAAAAAATCTACTAATGAGGAGACAAACTGATGCCACGTTACACCGGACCCAAAAAGCCCCAGACGACTGCGCCTAAAAAGAAAAAGAAAGGAGGTAAGAAAAAGTGAGAAAAGGCTCACGCGTAAGCTGGGTCTATCAAGGCAAGCGGACCTTTGGTGAGGTTACCGGCAGTGGTGGCAAACGCGTTTCAATCAAGGGGCCAAGTGGCGGCACAGTGACTCGCGTTGGCACTGATGCTGATCCTATTGTGCGGATCAAATCAGAGAGCACAGGCAACCCTGTATTGAAGCGTCGTTCACAACTAAAGACAGCACCAAAGCGCTAGCAATGGCACAGGTCAAGCGCGGTGGGCATACTTTTGCAGGCTATGACAAGCCGATTCGGACGCCGAGCCATTCGAGTGGCAAATCGCATGCTGTCGTCATTAAAGACAAAGGCAAGGATAGGATCATTCGGTTCGGCATGCAGGGTGCTAAACCAAAGCCCCCGCGCAAGGGCGAATCAGCGGCGGATAAGGCAAAGCGTGCGTCATTCAAGGCACGTCATGCGAAGAATATTGCTAAAGGCAAAACTAGTGCTGCATATTGGGCAGATAAGGTAAAGTGGTGACGCAATTTAGCCTGTGGCTAATTCATGACAGAAGAACAAGCTGCTCCTGTGGAGCAATCTGTTGATACCAGCGAACTGAAGACAGAGCTCGAATCAATGAGGCGCAAGAACGCCGAATTGCTGGATGAGTACAAAAAAGCCAAAGCACAAGCCAAAGCTGTGCCTGAGGGCGTTGATATTCAAGAATTGCTGGACTTCAAAGCGAAGGCAGAACAAGCTGACCTAGAGAAGCAAGGCAAGTATGGGGAAGCCCGGCAGGCGCTTGAACTGCAATTTCGAGAAGCGACCGCAGAGAAGGACAAGCGCATCTCTGAGCTAGAATCGCGAGTTCGCGAGTTGGAATTGATTACGCCCGCTGTCAGTGCCTTGGCTGATGTTGTGCATGACCCTGATTTGATTCTTAAAACCAAGCTGACTAGCGAACAAATCGAGCGTGAGGCCGATGGCACCGTCGTTGTAGTTGATGGCTATCAGCGAACGCCTGTCGGTGAATGGGCCAAGACTTTGCCAGCTTGGATGCAAAAGCAGCCCAAGCCACAAGGCAGTGGTGCACCATCAGGGCGCAGTTCAAGTGATTCAATCGCCGGTGTAAAGAATCCTTTCAGCAAAGAATCTTTCAATCTTACCGAACAATCTCGGTTATTCAGGACTGATCGTGACATGTATGAAAAGCTTAAAAACGTCGCGAATCGCTAGCATGTGATGTAACGGCAAAGCTGTGCTGCGCCATTGGGCTGTGCCCACACCGTAAACATTCTCTTCTTTCTGACAGATGGCGACTCTTAGGAGCGACATCATCATCCCTGAGGTATTTACGCCTTACGTCATTGAGCAAACCACTCTGCGTGATGCCTTCTTGGCAAGCGGTGTGGTGCAGCCAATGGCTGAGCTAAATGCAGCAGAGGGTGGTGGAGACTTCGTACAAGTCCCTTTTTATAAAGCCAACCTTACCGGTGATTTTGAAGTTCTAACCGATAGTTCTTCATTGACCCCAGGCAAGATCACTGCAGACAAGCAGGTTGCTGCTGTCTTGCACCGTGGTCGTGCTTTCGAGTCACGCGACCTAGCTGCCTTGGCTGCTGGTTCTGACCCGATGGCTGCCATTGGCGCCAAAATTGCTGACTACATTGCCCATCAGCGCCAGAAGGACCTTCTTTCTTGCCTGGGTGGTGTGTTTGGTGCAGTTGGTGACACCGCCAGTGCTGCTTTCATCGGCCTAGCCGTTGATGGCGCATCGGGCGATACTCCAACCGTGCTTGGCCCTCGTCAAATTGTTACTGGCAAAGCATTGCTAGGCGATCAAGGTGAAAAGCTTGCTGCGATCTGCGTACACCCAAATGTGTACTACGACTTGATGGAGCGTCGTGTGATCGACTTCATCTACGACGACAACGGCGCTGCTGACACTGCAGCCAGCCAAGGTTCGACTGCAAACGCATTCGGCCAGGTGCAAGTCCCAACATTCATGGGATTGCGCGTGATCGTCTCTGCAGATGTTCAAACAGCAGGTAGCGGTTCATCTACTGAATACGCTTCCTATCTGTTTACACAAGGTGCAATCGCTTCTGGCGAGCAGCTTGGCTTGCAGACTGAGGTGGATAGAGACATACTCGCTAAGAGCGACGCAATGTCTGTGGACCTTCACTACGTCTATCATCCGGTAGGCTCGAAGTTCTCCTCTGCTGTTTCAAATCCAACCCGCGCTCAGCTTGAGACCGTTGGAAACTGGACAAAGGTATACGAGACCAACAACATTGGGATCGTGCGGATTACTTCCACTTCTAACCTTGATTGAGGGAGTAATTAACCATGGCATCCATTTTTGAGGCAACAGC